GGTGGCCAGCCTCCGCGCTCGGTGCGCGGCGACCTGAAGCGCGGCATCTGGGCCGTGATGGACGGGCGCGGTACGGCGGTGGTCGGCCCCGTGAAGTGGCCGTGGGGCACGGGCGCGCCGAACACGCTCGAGTTCGGCGGCGACTCGGTGATCGACAACTCGGTGCGGCGAGAGGTCGGGGACGGCGGCGAGATGCGCATGGTGCGCACGGGCGGACGCGAGGTCCGTCCTGGCGTGCGCGTGGTGTACGGCAAGATCCGCACGCAGGCGCAGGCCGACCGCGCCACGCGGATCAACCGCGAGATATTCGGGCCACGCACGATCAGGGTGGCGGAGCGGCCGTTCATGGGCCCCGCCCTCGACAAGTCGATTCCGAAGCTCGCGCCGATGTGGGCCATGAGCGTCCGAGGAGGAGGCAGCGATGTCTAAGAGCGCAGGCGGCGTGAGGGCGGGCAAGGCGTACATCGAGCTCGGCGTGCGCAACGAGATCAGCGAGGGCCTCCGCAAGGCCGAGCAGCGGGTGAAGCTTTTCGGCGAGAAGATCAAGGAGGTCGGCTCCGCGGTGGCGATGGCTGGCGCGGCGGTTGCGGCGTTCGGCGGCGCGATCGTCGGCATGGCTGCGGCGGGCGTGGCCGCGTTCACGAAGATCGCTGGCGACTTCTCCGACCTCGCGGCGCAGACGGGCCTCTCGGTCGAGCTGATGACCGAGCTCGAGACGGCGCTGAAGGACGCGGGCTCGACCGTCGAGGATTTCTCGAAGTCGGTCGTGAAGATGAGGCGCTTCATCTCCGAGGCGGCGCAGGGCTCGAAGGGCGCCGCAGAGGCGCTCGGCAGGCTGGGCCTGAGCGCCGAGGACCTCATCGACCTCTCGGCGGACGAGCAGTTCCTCCGCATCGCGGACGCGCTGTCGAAGGTCAAGAACCCGACCGATCGCCTCGCGCTCGCGATGGAGCTCTTCGGGAAGTCGGCGTACAAGATGCTGCCCGTGCTCGAGGCGGGCGGCGCTGGCATCGAGGAGTTCCGCGCGAAGGCTCGCGCGCTGGGGTTCAGCCTGAGCGGCGAGACTGCGGACGCGGCGGACGCGCTCGGGACGCAGCTCGAGATCCTTCAGGACCAGTTCGGCCGCATCGCGGTCGCGATCGGGGAGGCACTGCTTCCCGCGGCGTCCGCGTTCGTGGGGATCATGCAGACGATCGTTGGCCGCGTGATCGAGTTCATCCGATCGAACGGCGCGCTGGTGGTTGGCGTGACGCTCGCGGGCGCGGCGCTTCTCGCGCTCGGCACTGCGGTCGGCGTGGTCGGCGCGGTGATCGTCGCGGTCGGAGCGACGGTTGCGGCGATGGGTCCGATCCTCGGTGCTCTGTCGGTCGCGATCGGCGCGATCCTCTCGCCGCTCGGGCTCGTGATCGCCGCGATCGCGGCTGTCGGCGGGCTCGCGCTGTGGGCGACGGGCGCGTTCGGCGAGGTGTGGGACATCGGCGTGGAGAGCGCGCAGAGCGTGGCGACGGCGTGGGAGGGCGTGTCGGACGCGCTCGCGGCCGGCGACTACGGCCTCGCTGGCGAGATCGCGATGAAGGCGGTGGAGGCGGCGTTCCGCCGCGGCCTCGCGGACATCGTGCAGCGGGTGGTGATGCCGTTCGTCGGCACTGTCGCGGAGATCCTGTCGAACATCCCAGGGCTCGGCGACACCTTCGGCGAATGGGCTGAGGGCCTCGCGCTCGCGCAGAACATCGTCGGCTTGAATTTGTTCGGCGCATCGGACGCGGAGAGCGAGCTCGAGGACCTCAAGAAGAGGGCGAAGGAGGCGCGGCGCGAGGTCGAGGGGCGGACGCCTGACGCGATCCCGTTCGACTCGACGGCGCCCGACATCGTGGCGCCCGCGCTCGCGGCTCCCGAGATCGAGGCTCCGAGCGTGCCGCAGATGGAGTCGGTGCAGCAGGAGATCGCGACGCGGATGAGCGCGATGGGCGGCTTCAACGCGGCGGCGCTCGGCGGGATGTTCGGAGGGCCCGACGAGATGGTCGAGCAGCAGAAGCGGTCCAACGACTTCCTCGCGAAGCTGCTCGAGCAGGGCAAGCGCAGCCGCGATTCGCTCGTGTGGTCCTGAACCAAGGGGGATAGATGCCAGCGACGGCGATCTGGAACATCGACGGGACCGAGGTCACGACGGGCGCGAGCCCGAGCGTCACGCTCCGCTACACGGTGACGGGCGCGACCGACGAGAACGACGCGCTCGCCGCGGTCGCCACGGCCTCGCCGACGAGCTACAACGGCATGCCGCGCTCGTCGCGCTCGTGCGAGCCGCTCGACGCGTCGACCTTCACGGTGACCGTCTCGTATCGGCCGGGGCGCTTCGAGAGCGCAGCGACATCGGCGGTGCGATACGAGTTCGACACGACGGGCGGCAACGAGCAGATGTTCGTCGCGTTGTCGACGATCGCGTCCTACGCGGCGCCGGGCACGGGCACTCCGCCCGACATGAAGGGCGGCATCAATGTCACGAGCGACGGCCCGCAGGGGATCAGCCGATCCGTCCCCGTCTACAACTTCAGCGAGACGCACACGATCGCGGCGGCTGCGATGACGGGTGCCTACAAGGCGGCGATCTTCGGCCTGACGGGACGGGTGAACGACGCGGCCTTCAAGGGCTTTGCGGCGGGCGAGGTGCTTTTCCTCGGCGCGCGCGGCGCGTCGAACGCGAACGGCGACTTCGAGATCAGCTTCAGTTTCTCCGCTCTTCCGAATGTGAGTGGCGCGACCTTCGGCCCGTTCACGGGCGTCACGAAGAAGGGGTGGGACTACCTGTGGGTCTACAGCGCCGAGGAGGAGGACTCGACCGCGAAGCGCGTGGTTCGGCGTCCCGTCTCGGCGTATGTGATGCAGGTGTTCCCCTACGGGAACCTCTCGGGACTGGGGATCTGACATGTCGAGCGGCGACCCACTCAAGCGCGTGCTTCCCGGCGAGCCATTCGCGCCAAGCGCCGCGTCGTGGAACTCGATGCTCGACGCGGCGCGGAAGATCGCCCGCATGGAGGCGGAATCCTCCGGCGCCTCGGGCCTGCGGATCTCCGCGAGCGAGGTGCTCGTCAAGAACACGACGGGGGCGGCGCGGAGCGCTGGCGACATCGTCGGACTCGGCGCGCCTGTGATCGGGCCGAGCGACAACCTCTCCGAGTTCCGATTCCACCTGGCGATGATCGGAGCGACGCCAGCGGCGACGCACATCGGCAGGTTCGGGGTGCTCGTCGAGGCGATCCCCACGGGAGCGATCGGCCGCGCGGCCGTGGCGGGACTCGCGGTGTGCAAGGTGAACGCCAGTGGATCGGGCGACTTCGCGGATGTGAAGGTCGGCGACGCGACGCAGCTCGAGCTCGGCGGCGCGGGGAGCGCGCGCGTGGTGTGGCGGGAGGCGGGCACGACGGGCTCGAAGTGGGCGGTGGTCCGCCTCGCTGGTGGTGCGAGCGGCCCGTTCCTCGCGCGCGTGGTGTCGAGCACGGTCATAACGGCGGCGAAGTCTTGGCTCTATCAGGTGCGCCGCGTGACGGCGACCACTGGCGGCGTGTTCACGGATGTGGTCGGCGCGGTGAACGAGAGCGCGGTGAACGGCGCGGAGAACCGCGCGGATGCGGCCGGCATCTACGGCGTTGGCATGCGCCCGCCTGCGGGCGTGGTGATGGAGCGGATGCCGATCGAGCCCGATGTGGTGGTGACGGTGGTGCCCGATCCGAACGGGGTGAATGTGTTCAGCATGCCGAACGGCTACGAGGCGGTCTGCGGATGAGCTCCGATGTCGCCGCCCTCTGCTGCTGCGATGCCGGTCTCGGCGACTGCTGCGACTTCTGGAACCAGTGCGATCCCGCGCTGCCGACCACGGTGACGATCACGCTCGAGGAGCGCGTCACGCGGTACTACGCGGGCGGCGCGAGCATCGTGCTCGCGGAGTCGTTGCAGACATGGACGGTGACCGACTGGACGCGGAGCCAGTCCGCGGAGACGGTGTGCGATCCCGTCGAGGGTCCGACCGCGTCCGACTTCTACTTCACGGGCGGCACGGTGACATGGAGCATCGAGGCGTCGTTCAGGTGGCCGATCGTTCGGAACGCGCTGTCGTACGGCTCGCTGACCTGCCCGGGCTATCCGCCGCCAGTGGGCTGCTCGGGCTGCGACGAGGACTACGGGTGCCGCGAGGAGGACCCCGATGTGTGCGAGTCAGGGCGCCTCGACTACTCCGCCGAGGAGGTGATCCCCGACTACGAGGCCGAGTTCGGCTGCGTGGTCGAGGACGGCTGCGTGCGGCCGACGATCTCCTTCGCGAAGGTGCCTCTCGGCGGCGAGGTGCTTGTCGCGGCCGACTCGGTGTCGTTCGTTCCTGGCTGCTGCAACCCTGACCCCGCCACGACCGACCAGTTCACGATCGGCTTCGCCGCGTGGGGGCTGAAGGGCGCGTGCGGGTGCCCGTCGGGAA